CACCTTGGTAGTCAAGTTGTCCGTGACTGTTTTATCGTCCAGCAGCTTCTCGGCAACCGCTGGAGATATGATTTCCTTGGGGTAAATCTGGATTGATGTCAGACCAGCTTCATGCAGTGCAAGGGCAGCATCAGCCTCATCTTTCCAAGAGCTGTTTGCCTTCTTTGGTCCCATCTGCCAGCCTCGAATAGATGCACCGTCCTCAATGCGCTTGGTGGCATAAGTCCTCAGTGCCTTGATGAATCCCTCTACCTTGTCTACGTTGTCTAAGAACGATGTCAGTTGCTCGTCACTCAGTGCTGGTGGTGGCTGCTGAACGCTCATCACGTTGAAGGGTTCAATGTGCGCCGGGCATATTGCTTTCGCTGGGCACCATTGGCAAGCAGCTTCAGATGGCACTGCCTCTGCTGTAGTTGCCATCGCAGCCTGGATGGCGGGTATCAGCACCTTCGCCTCCCAGCGCAAGAGGTCAGGCACCGTCATTGTGTGGTGGCGGTTGACGCCATGCATTGGCTGGACAATCGTCATCGTCACCGTCTTGAATTGCTTCTTCGCCAGGCGCATACCGCCAAGAGCGTAGATACGCATCTGATCACTGTCAGCATCAACGTAACCCCTGCCCGTCTTAAGGTCACCAATGATGAATTCACCAGTGTCGTCTGACCAGCCGAGAACGTCAGCAGTTCCTGCCACCCTGACTGCTGGTGACTCATATGCTGTGACAAACTGCTCAACAAACACATTGCCCAGGCGCAGTTCCTCTGTCTCAATGTAGTCCAGGTGCTTCCTAGCGTAAGTGATGGCGTCCTGGTCCATCCTGACGCCTTCCACCTCGATGCCAAGCCACTCCTCTGGTGTGCTGGAGGTAAGGAAACAAGACTCTGACAGTGAGTGAATTGCAGTGCCACGCTGGGCTGCAGCACCTGACTCACCCTTTGGCATCCTGGCGCTGAGTTGAACGCTTGCAGGGCAAGCAATCCATCGTGCGGCTGCACTAGGGCGTAAGGTTATCTGTTCCATGCGGCTCTTTCGTTGTGACTGTCTTCAATGAGAATTTGGTACACCAATGTCCTAATCTCCTGGCTCACGGCATGACCCAGGTCGTCAGGGTTCAGCATCCGCTGGAGGAGTTCAGTCTTTGCGCTGCACTGGCGCCTGGACTTCTCCAGTTCGTTGCCCAGCCAGACAATGTGCGCCTTCAGCGTCTGCCGTTCGCTGCTTTGTAGTGATGTCATATTCCCCCCGCCAGTGCTATCAGAACAGCGTCAGCACGTCCATCGTCCTTGACCCGTGCAAAGAGATGCGCTTCCCGCGGGAATAGCTCCATGACCCTCTGGCGGCTCCCGTCTTTGCCTTTGGCGGCACCTGACAGCTTCTGCCAGGCTTGCGGAGTTGTGAAGGTCACAGGTATCTGTTTGGCGGCAAGGACACCCTCAATGATGCCAACGCTGCGCCCAAAGCTGAACATGGAACTCACACCCTGACCAGGCATGGCGCCTACCTTCTCGACAATGGCCTTGTGAGGGTCCAGATGCTGCATCAAGAGTGAGAGTCCAGCAGGACAGACTTGACGCTTCTGCGACTTGTTGCGCTCCACAGTCACTGTTGGCATATCGTGTACTGACACCAGGACACCGTTGAGCAGCAGTGCAATAGCGCCTGATGCGCCAGGGTCAATGCCAATGACCCGAGAAAAGGATGGGGTGGACTCTTGGCGCACCCCGAAATTAGGCAACTGCATCGCCTGATTGACATTGTAGGTTGTCATGCGATACCTTCCACTTCTTGAATCCTTTTGCCAATCCAAGCCATCACTGGCACTGCCATTGAGTTGCCTAGCGCCTTGTAACGTGGGCCATCAGGTGTTGCCTTGCCCTTGGGCTGGATGTCGGTGTAGCCGTCTGGGAATCCTTGCAGGCGCTCACACTCCACTGGCGTCAGACGGCGTACTGCCATTGATGTGGCAATACCAAGCATCCCGCCAGCGTTACCCGCCACTCGCATGGTCGGCGCTAAGTTATGGGTTGCATCCCGTCCATCATCATTGCGGCTAAAGGCAATTGGCTGCATCACTACAGGCTCATGCCCATGCGTTTCCCGGCGCAATGTCCCTGTCATGTCATTCTCAATCGTCATTGCGCTGCCTCCTTGATCCATCAGGCAAATCGCTGGAGGGTGAGCTCCTGCCGCCAGTGGATGGCATGGGTCACCAGCTTGCGGGTTGTTGCCATTCTGCGGTGATGTGATCTGAGTGGTGTCAAATGGGAGTGGTTGCGCTATTAAAGTCTGAGCGTTTTGTGACTGTTCTCTAAATTCACCAACTGCATTGTGTGTATCCAGACAAGTTGCCACTTGAGCTTTATTGACATGAAGTCCACGATCAGAACCACCTGACAATGTGTATGCAATCGGCTGAGCTACGGCATGGCTGTGATGCTTGGTCAATGTGTAGCTTGGTGCGCCTGACACAAAATCTCCAAAGCTGTGCTTGTCTCCCCTGCCAATGTGGTTCATGCTGTCAATTGGAATGGGTTGCGCCACGCCTTGCGTTGCATGAGTGTCCACTGTATAGGCTGTGCCATCATCATTCCAGCCTTTGCCATTCTGCATCTTCTCTACTGCCCGAACATCTTGCAGGGCAATGGGTTGCATCATTGGCACAAGTATTGCTCCGTCACCGTCACCGTCACCGTCACCGTCACTTGATGGGCCTTTGGCGTCACGGGCTTTGAGTGCTGGGCATACCTCTGAGTGCATTGCAGGCATCAGATGCCCTTGCGCTGCATCCTGCACACTTATGCTTTGTCCTGTTCTAGCGCATAAGCTACCGACTGAAACAACTTGTGAATCGTAATTTCCGTTATGTCCTATTCCTCGTCCGGGAACTCCTTTGTCAAGTGTTCCTGCAACATCGTAGTCACTGACAGAAGCGCCTGATGCAACGCTGGCGGTAACACCTTCCCGCGCTTTTCTGCTCGGCGCAGGATGCCCCTGCAGGCTGTGGCGCTCAAAAAGTACCGCTGCGGCAGGTCGCCAGTTTCCAAGGTATCCGACAACGAACACACGGCGGCGGCGCTGGGCCACTCCAAAGTACTGAGCGTCAAGAATCCTGTATGCGAACCCATACCCGAGTTCGCCCATCCCTCGAAGGAGGGAGGCAAAGTCGAGTCCTCCGTTAGAGGATAAGACGCCGGGGACGTTCTCCCAAACCAACCACTGGGGCCGATGCTTTGCAGCAATGGCAAGGTACCCGAGCATGAGGTTGCCACGAGGGTCATCCAATCCCTTTCGGAGTCCGGCGACACTGAAGGATTGGCAGGGAGTTCCTCCAACGAGAACATTGACATCTGATCCAATTGACCACTCCTTAAAGCGAGTCATATCGCCAAAGTTGGTGACATCTGGGTAATGGTGCGCCAGCACCTGGCATGGAAACTTCTCAATCTCCCCGAACCCAACTGGCGTCCAGCCGAGTGGATGCCAAGCCACTGTTGCCGCCTCAATGCCAGAACAGACTGACAAATATTTCATATCACCTCGGGCCAAATCTTTGCCCAGGTGCCTTGGCACAGCATCTGCCGGGTGACCAAACCACCTGACGCTGCCTCTACTCGGATGGCCTCTGCGGGACTCATATCCCGCCTGCCTGACAAGCACTGGTAAAGCCACTGTTCGTTCAGGCCGACCAATTCTGCGAGTTCTTGGCGCTGTGTTGCTGTGAGTTTTTGTTCCATGCGAAAGAGTCTAGCAGACTGCTATAGCGTCAAGTCAAGCTAATTTGCTAGGTGTTTACCCTTAAGGGTTTTCAGTTGAAATAATTGCTTGTGATGCACTAGCGTGACGCTAGAATCTCAATCAAGCCCTCGCACTGTGCATAGGGTCTGAACCAAAAGGACAACATCATGGAAGACTATGACGAAGACTTGGCGGCTTACATGGCTGACGACAGTGAGCCTTGTGACACTGACATCTGCCCTGCCTGCGAAGGCTCTGGCGAGGGTGAGTTTGATGGTGCCTTGTGCTTGACTTGCCGTGGTCGAGGTGAGGCATGAACTGGCTGGCGGCAGTGCTGGTGGCCTTGGTTATGTCAGCAGCTTACCTGCTTGACGGTCCCAGTGAGCATGAGGCTAGGGTGGACACCGTGGAGGAGAAGATTCAGAAGCTCTGCGGGGAAAACGCAGGCTGGAAGTTGTTAGAAGATGGCAGCATCCAGTGCTACACGCACAGGGGACTCAAAACTCGAAAGGTGACATTGTGAATGACGATGACGATTACAGCTTAGCTGATGATGTCATTCACTACGGCACCATCATCTTCCTGGTGCTGATGACTATCACGTTTCTCGGCGTGGTGGCTGGGTTTGTCTGGGGGATGCTATGACTGACGACGACATCATGCAAGCGGCGCAGAAGGCTGGCCCACTTACACAAGGGCCGTTTGATAAATGGTGTAAACGCTTCGCTGCTCTTGTCGCCGCACACAAGGCAGAAGTCATTACTGCTGAGGCGTACCGCTGCGGTTACAGGGGTGGAATGGAGGCCGCCGCTGTCATCTGCGAGAACCTTGCCATGCAGCAAGACCGCGATGTGCGTGACGAATGCGCCGCCGCTATCAGAGAAAGGATTGACAAATGACCATCACTGTCCTGTCCAAACGCATCCGCGACACCCTAGCCCAGGCACCTGATGGCATGACCGCCAGCGAACTGGCAATCGCACTCGACATTGCCAACTCACAAATTAGCCGTAGCCTGGCATTGATGCCTGATGTCTACATCGACCGTTGGACCAAAACCAGGACCAAGTACGCGGGGGTGCATTGCTTGGCGTTTGTGCCAGATGATTGTCCACACCCCTAGCTGATCTGCGTGATGCTGATGTCGGTGGCAGTGGCGTTGCGGATGACAGCCACCTTGTCACCACTAGCGCAAACAACGTACTCGATGCAGTTTGTCGGCAGCATCGGTGAGGTGGTGATGCTGGCGGTCGGGTTAGAGCCAATGGCAAAGTGGCAGTGCGCTCCCGCACCGTTAGCCAGGCGCAGTATGGTGACGCCAGTTGCCACTGCCGTGGACTGTACGCTGCTGGCGGTCACCGTCATCACCTGGGTGGTGCCAAGCATCCCAAAGGTGGTCAGTTGCCCGTTGTCGTCACGAAATAGCTTGCTCATTGTTGCGCTCCTATAAAGATGTTGAGAATATTATGGTGCAAAATAACTAGGCGCCATACCGCCTACCTGACCAGCACCAAAGCCTGCAGCACCCGCCGCCCTGGAGCGTGATGCGTTCAGTTGTTTAATGATTTCAGCAAGTTGCGAAAGCTGTGTTGGGTCACGCGAAAGCAAAATCTTTCCAATTTCATTGCGAACAGCCTCTGGGGTTTGCACCTGTCGAGCCAGATTGGCAGCAGCCGTGACAATGCCCATTGGATTCCCAGCAGCGACCGCGCCTGCTGTCTGCGTCAGTGGTGCAACATCCAGGTCTGCTTGTCCAGCAAGCATTGAAGCTGTCTTAGAACCTCTGCCAATAGATTCAAATCTTTTGAGAGCCTCTTCAGCCAAAACAGAGGAAGAAAACGCTTTGTAATCTCCACCAAATGCAGCCTTCAACCTTGCCTGGGTGCTTGGCTCTTTGTAAAACTTCAGCAGTGATGTCTGACCAGCCTCTGTCCCAGTTTTCTCTCTCAGTCCTTGCAACACACCGATTCGGAATGCATCAATCTCAGAGGCAGATAAATTCTGAGTGGCCTGCTGTATGTCCAGAATATCGCCCTTCATTACCTTGCGACCAATCTCAGCAGCATCCATCATCTGTGATGGACCAGCCCATGTTTTCATTGCCATTGTGTACGCAGATTGACCACCAATCCTTGGTGCCTGTGCTTCCAATTGCTTTACAAGTTGTAGACGCACTTTGTCATACGCTTCAGCTTGGGCATTGCTGCCAACTTTACGCAGTTCTGTAGATTTGTCATAAAGTGATTGCTTCAAAGAATCCAGCACATTCATTGGCACTGACTCACCAGTCTTGAGTTTTGACAAGTCAATCACTTGACCTGTCTTTGTGCTAAACAGCAGTTCAGCAGCACCTTGCACACCCTTTGATTTGCTCAAGGCATCAAAGATGGCATTATTCACCGTTGCCGTGGACTGATCAATTGCAGCATAGTACGGGCGTGATGCCGCAAATCTCTGATTGCTAAAGTTTTCAATGCTCTGATTGAACTGTGCGTTTTGAGTTCTAAGTGTCTCATCAGCACCAGCCATTAGTCTTCCAGCACGGCCTACTTGACGCTCACGAATAGCACGTTCCACAGCATCTGCAGTGGTGCCAGGCAATGTGGTCTGCACATCAAGCAGGTTACGTGTTGACTTCCCACCAACGTCAGCAATACGCGCCTCTGGGCCAAGTTTCAAGAGCCTGGCCTGCGCCATGTTCAGTGCGCTTGGGGCTAAGTTCTCTGGTACATCACGAATCAAAGACTCTGCGACCTTTTGCTGGGCATAATTTCCAGCGGCTGTGGGAGACATCCTTGCTGTAGCTTGTCTTCCAACAGCACCCAACACGCTCATGGTTGGCTGGCTTGCACCGCCAAGAGTGCCACCAATCAGTGAGCTTCTGGCTGCGTCATTGAGTATGTCCATTGCATCACTCTGATTAGATGCACCCAGACCGCTAACAAACCCGTAGCCAGCACCAGAGCCAGCAGCTTGAGCTGTGCGCTGGCCTAAACCCATTGCCGTACCAGCACCAGGCGCTGCTGTCATGTATCTGCCTGCGGCCTGGACAGTTGGTGCTACGCTTGGTAATGCACGGGTGATGGCTGGCATAA